ACCCCGCCAGCACGACGCTGAGCGGGGTTTTGCTTACGCAGTTTCTTTCACTTGCTCCGTATGGCTGCCTATCAGTGGAGTGGTGGCGGGTTCAAGGTTTGCAACCCACTTTTGGATGTCTTCAGCTTTGAATCGAGCAACTTTAGGACCAAAGTAAACCGGTCGCGGGAAGGTGCCCAGCTTTACTAGTTTCCAGACGGTTGATGTTCCGATCCCACAGGAGGCTGCTACCTGTTTGACATCAAGCATCAATACCCCAATGGGAGATATGTCAGTAGTATTCCTAGCTCTCATTTTGTGATCTCCTTTGTTCGTATCGGCAAGATGAGCTTTCAGTGCCCTCATCTTCGAGCTCTTTGATTCGTCTTTCAATTAACACGATGAATGCAATGGTGTTTTGAAGGGCTTCGCCTTCTTCGATCAGTTCTTCAGCCCGTTCTCTACATACCTCGATGTCCGAGTAAGGCAGGCACAAACGTAGCCTGCTTGCTTGTTCTCTCAGCTCGTCGATGGTGAGATCATTAAAGTCCATCGTTCTTCTCCGACTATTTCTTCAAAGCTCAGGTTTCTTCTTGTTTCCGCGCTTTCTATCAAGCTCACGCCGATAGAGCTCGGTTGCAGCGATTGCGATAGAACGTGCGCAGCTCTTTCGTGAAACTTCACGCCGGTGATCTCCTTCATGGATGAAGATCGCCATTCGAGTGAGCATCTCTGCAAGGATCGTCCAGAGGCCGGTATCGGCAGTCTTTTTTCCTCGCACCGCAGCTTTCATTTGCAAGACACTAAATTCCGTCACCAACAGCATTGCGTACATGTATTCACGCAATGCATCAGACTGGCTTGTCTCAGCGTCTTTTGCATACTGCGTTAGGGCTCTCAACGATGAGAGGGGGTAGTTGCTACTCACTTTAAAAATCTCCGTATAGCTTCCTGCCCTACACCCTAGGAAGTCATTACGTTCGCCTCAGAGTGCAGGGCAGGAAAAGCGGTACGATCAGACGTCTAAATATTTCTGAAGGAGGTTTTTGACGTCATCATCAATGATTGGTTCTGGGGGTACGCCTGCTCGGACATGCTTCATCCAAAAGTCGAAGCACCGAGTAGCGATCATTTGAATGATCGATTCATTCCGGTCGACTGCGTAGATGCGAAAGTCTTGGCCGCCGATCAATACAGCGACATAACAAAGCTTTGCGGCAGTGACTGCCATGTACCACTGAACTTGTGTTTCGTAATAGAGCGGGATCTTGTGTTTGGAGGTGATCTCCCTCTTGATGATCTCTGCTTCTTGCGAAAGTCCCCAGTGTTCAGCCATCAAGGCATTCGCAGTCTTGCATTCGAGCAAGGTGTCTGTTGTCAGCATCAATTTTTGGACGTTCCAGATTGACGCAGGATTTGTGAGGCGAACATCGGCAGAAATCCGGTGATTGATCACTGCTCTGTCGATGTTTGCTAGCGCCCACTGAGTTGGAGTGCTAGTACCTATGTAGTGATCGAGGTTAGAAGCAAGCTGGTGGTAGACGCGCTGAATCATGAATCCAGTTCGTTTTGAAAATTCTTGAGCCACGATGCTCTCAAGTTGAGTCCCCCAGTAAGCAGCCTCGCTAGGTGCTCGGTCCTCGGTGATTTCTGTGGTCTTCTCTCTGTAGATGTCAAGAGGAGTGCGGTATGGATTGATACCGAGAATTGCAGCAACATCAGATCCTCCGATACCTTTTTGTCGAGCCTTAAGCCATTCAATCCGATTAGTCACGGTGCGCTCCGATGAAGGCAAAGAGAATCCAGGTGATGAGGTTTCTGAGCATGGTTGTTCTTAGCTTTGATGCGCCAATCAGGCAATAGAAGGAAGGAGTGAAGTCGCCACCGATTGCCGCAGGCACGCATAGTTCTCAGGTAATAGTGTTCGGCGCCGTCAGTCCAGAGATCCAAGCAGCGAGTGTTCGTCACTGGGTGAAGTCTCTTGGCCAGTTCCTTGGCGCGAGTGCCGAAAAAGTAGACGGGCTTCATGCGGCATTCCTTTGAAAGAAAGCGAGGATGCGAGCGATGAAGGTCTTTGAATGCGTCGGCGGCTGCGCAGCTTTTCTAGCTTTCTTTGCACGTGCTGACCGCGTTTTGATTGCTCTACGTGCATCACGACTCAATTCGTGCTTAGGGCGCCGATGTGGGTGGGAGGGAATACTCATCATGCAGGCTCCTCATTACGCCCCGCGGGACTTGTAGAAATTGTGCCAATCCTGAACGAGTTGGCTGAATTCCTTGGTCTTGCTGATTTTTTTACTTAGCCACAATTCAAAATCCTCAAGTGAAGGATCTTTGACGCAGCGGCTGTACCATTGGTAAACGATAATTGCCTCACGTCCGCGGGCTGCGATTGCTTCTTGGGTCGCTAATTCGAGTCTTGCGCCCAGAGCAACATTCAAAGCGGCGCCGCCAACTAAGTGTTGCAGCGCGGTGGTGATGACTTTGACGTTCATTGGCTGAACTCCTAAAAAAGTACGTAACCATTAAGAACTGCCCACTGCATGAGCAGGCAGAGTGAGATACCGAGAGCACTGACACCGGCGCCAGTCAGAAAGGCGCAGAAGATGATTGCGGTATCGCTGAACCCAGTACGTTCGTTGTGGCCGAGAAGTTTTTTTAACGTCATGGCGTT